GCGACACAGCGACGATCTGCCCGCTCATACGGCCACCGCCCCCGTCGGGTGATAGGTCCGGCGCAGGTCGACGATGGCCGGGTAGAGCCCGGATACCGTCAGCGACAGGTCCGTCGGGCCGACCGCAGAGGCGTACCCGCTGATGCCATCGCGCAGCAGCCTGACCGCCTCGACCTGGCACGCCATCGCAATCGCCGGCTCGACCCGCTCGACCTCGACCGGCGCGCCGGCAGAATGCGGCGCAGCATCCGTGCCGCGCTGACCACGGAGCACTGTGGCACTGTTGCCGGACACCGAGGTCACGTAGCACCGCTCAGGCCCGATGACGAGCGTGTTACCGGGCCGGACGCGGTGGCCGGGTGACAGCGACAGGACAGCAGCATCGGCCGCCGCCGCAGCAGCCAGAGTGCCTGCCGGCTCGCGCTCGTCGGCCATCCCCCACCATCCGGTGACCTCGACCGGCCCGGTGTAGCCGCCAGGCAGCCCGAGCGAGCGGTACGGCGGCTGCCCGGCTAGGATGACCGACGGCTCCGCCGTTTCCGGCACGCCGTCGCCGTCACGGTCGACACGCACCTGCTCGAGACTGAGCAGCTCATGCCAGCGGTAATCGCGGCTACCCCGGAACTCGCAGCGCCCGCGGCGGGCGGTGTGGATGACCGCAGCGCGACGGGGGACTATGGCCCGCTCGAGGATGCGCTCGCATGCACCGGACACACCCTCGATGGCGAGCAGAGCCTGTTCGACCTCGGACGCCGAGGCCTGCGCAGCCCGGATGCCGAGCACATCCCACGCTGACACCGCCGCCCAGCGCATCAGGCACCTCCTCCGCGCTTCCGCCCGGCCGGCGCAGGGCGGGTGACGGTGCGGGGAGGTTCACCGTCGCCCGCCTCCTCGGCCGGGGCAAAGGAGCCGGGGGAATCGCGCAGCAGGTGGTCGGCCACGAGGTCGGCGACCTCGATGACCTCGCCGGCGCGCCAGCTGAGGGCGCCAGCGGAGTAGTCGGACAGGACGCGCAACCGCCGCATCGCTAGTCGCTCGCCAGGTTGCGGAGGCCCGCCGCGACGTCGCCGCCCCAGCGGACGAGCGCCTGGCGGGTGTAGAGCTCGACGAGGAACGTGTCGGTGCGCTGCACCCGGTCGAAGAAGAACTGCACCGGTCGGTAGATGCCGCGCAGCCAGCCGCGCACGTTGACGACATTCAGCTGCCCGAGCGTGTTGTTTGCCGGGGTGGCGCTCAGCTTCCCGTCAGCCTCGGTCTTGGTGCAGTACGCCGGGGCGATGATCGGGATGCCGAAGATGCGGCCGAGCTCGCCGGTCACGATCGTGGCGGAGGCGCCGTACTTCTCGAGCGTCACGACCTCAGGCAGCGTGAGGAGCCGGCTGTACACGCCGGGATTGCAGACGATACGGAGGTTCGCCGGGTCCGTCGCCCAGTCGATGTTGTCGAGCGTGCCGACCGAATTGCCGGCGCCAGCCATCAGCATCCGCGCGCCGATGATGCCTGCCGCGGTGGGGTTGTTCCCGCCGCCGTCAATGCCGTTCGCTGGATCGTCAACGAGCCAGTAGTGCCGGATGCCGTCCCACGCCAGGTAGTGGCGGTTGGCAGGCGGCGTGGCGTCGTCGCTGTTGATGTTCCCGGTTGCCGCGACGGTCGTGTCGCCGTTGAGGATAGCTGAGCCGATATGCAGGGCTGCGCTCTCAGCGAGCTTGTCCTGCAGGAACGGCACGAACGCGATGATCGAGTCCTCCTGCAGCTCGGCCGTCCAGCGCTGCTGGATGGTGAACTTCCGCGCCGTAAGCGTCACCCGGCTCGAGCCGGTCTTGGAGTCTGGGTACGGCGCCGGGCTATCGCCGCCGTTCTCGTCGACGAAGAACATCTGCGGCAGGCCGCCGTCGACCGGGACGTACACGGTCGGGGCAGCCATCTGGAGCGTCGGGATGGCGTCGAGCAGACCGTCCCGGCGCCTGGCTGCAGCCCACAGCTCCGAGACGTACTGGGCACCGACGAGCTGCTGACCGTAGCCGGACTCTCCGGTGTCCATCGTGCGGGTGCGCGGCGCCCGCTCCATGGAGTCGCTCACTGCCTCGGTCACGACCTCGACGCGAGGACCGCGCTCGAACACCCAGTGCCGCCAGGCAGCCTCGAACTCCTCACTCGGCCGGATGTCAATCGGCCCCTCACGCAGCTGGCGGGCACCATCCATCAGCATCCGGGCGAGCTCGAAGTAGCCGCGGATCCGGCGCTCGTTCTCCGATTTGGTCAGCCTATCGTCCCACCAGCGCGCGACGAACCGGTCGCGCATCTCGATGTGCGGGACGCCGCCGGGCAGGAGCGACGGGTCGCGCTGGGGCGCGGGAGCCGGCGCCGGCGGCTGCTCCAGCCGGTCAGCCAGCCGGCGGAGCTCACCGACGATCGCCTCGTCGTGCTCACGGGTCGCGGCGACCAGGTCGGCCAGGGCGGCGCCGAGGTCGTCGAGCGCACCCGCAGCGGGGGCAGTCTGCTCAGTCATGGGATTACCTCCACCTTCAGCTGCTTGAACGCCTCCGCGACCTCGCGGATGCGCCTGGCGGCACGCTGGCCGCCGATATGTCGCACCTGGTCCGCATCGACGGGCCAGGAGATGCGCAGGTTACCGTCCGCATCGCGGCCGAACAGCGGCGAGCCGTCTGCCCTGACCACCAGGGCGCCGGGGTCGGCCGGGACGGTGACATATGAGACCTCGAGGAGCTCATGGCCGCGGGTGAAGACGAGCACCGGCCGGCCGTCGACCGTGCGCATCTCGGTCTCACCCGGCAGCCAACGCACGCTCGTTGCGTGGACAAACCCGCCGGCGACCAGCTCCCAGACGAGGTCGGCCTGGGGATGGCGGGCGAACTCGTGGGTGTCGAGCACCTCGCGGTCTGTGACGACCCGCTCGCCGGGGACGGCGCGCGCGATGGGCAGCTGGGACGTGTCGTGGTCCCAGAGAACGACGGGATTGCGGTCGTATGCCTCGAACCGCCAGCCGCGGGGCTCGATGATGGCGCCGTCGCGGGCCACGTCGGCGGTCGATATCACCGCCTGGACACGGCGCTGAGCCGAGTCAATGCCCCGCACTTCGCCGAAAAGCAAGAGGCCCATGTGCACGCGACCTCCCACGGAGGAGTGCGGGCACATGGGCCACTGCGCTCTTTCTAGCGCATCAAATGCTCAGATGTCAACACCATTGCGCAGTCAGCGCTCGTTGAGCGCCTTGCAGCGCGGGCAGCGGATGACGGTGCCGGCCGGGGCGCGCTCGGCCAGCAGCTTGTTGCAGACGGCGCAGCGCAGCTGCCCGCTCATGCCGGGAGCGGGGCCTCCTGGTCCGGCATCGGAGCCAGCCCCTGCTCTCCCGGGAGTGGCGCGTCCGTCGCCCCGACCGGCGGCCGACCGGTATGCCGGATCGGCGGCAGGCCGACGACCGCGAGGACGTCCGCCGGGTCGTACCCCGCCTGCACCAGCGCGCGGGCCGCGCTCACCTGGTCCGCAAGCTTGCCGCGCGTCAGCGCGGAGGTGTCCATGCGGCATACCAGCTCCTCCTGCGGGATGAGCTCGTCGGTGATGGTCTCCTCGAACCGCCTGATCCAGCCAACCAGCGTGTAGGACAGGAACGCGCGGTTCTGCTCCTCGAGCCCGCTGCCCCAGCTCGTGTCCTTGGCGTGCGCATCGAGCAGCCAGAGCGGCACGCCGAACATCCGCGCAATCTCCGCCACCTGGTACTCGCGAGTCGCCAGCAGCTGCGCATCAGCCGGCGAGAGCCCGACCGAGAGCCAGCGGGCTCCGCGCCCGAGGACTGCGACCCGGCCCGCGTTCTCTGGCCCACGATGGAGCGCCTCCCAGTCGGCCGCCAGCTGCGCCGCCTGCTCGCGGGTCAGCGGCTGGTCGGTCGAGAGGTAGCCGCCGGGCGCCGAGCCGTTCTGCAGCACTCGCGCCGCGTACATTTCCGCCGCGATGCTGAGGCCAAGCGCCCGGGCGTGGACGAGCAGCGGCGACAGGCCGACGAGCCCGTCCCAGGTCGGGCCCGGGATATGCACAATGTCGCCACCGGCCACCCAGTCCCGCCGCGGGCGGCTGTAGTCGCCGTCGATGACGTAGACCTTGTTGCCGCGCTCATCGCGGCCCACCCGGACACGCGACGGCTCGATCAGCCAGAGCTCGCCGGGCGTGCGCCTCTCCCAACCTGCTGCATCGACCACGTAGATGAAGCAGTTGCCGGTGGCCACCGCGTGCATGACGGCCGTCGTCCAGAACACACTCTTGGGGACCTCCGGATTGGGTCGTCCCCAGATGGCCCGCAGGCGCGGAGGCCGCTCCTCCAGCCACTGGCCGGCGCCGGCAGCGCGGTAGACCCCGAGCGGCAGCGTGCCGACCGCCGACGCGATGATCTGCACCGCCCGCCAAAACGCCGTCTGCCCGAGCGCCCGGTCGCGCTCGACCGTGACGCCGGCCTCCACCAGGCCGCCGAGTGCTCCCGTCAGCGCGCTCCCGAGTGCAGTCTGCAGCCATCCGCTTCCCGGGCCGCCGGCTTCCGGCGGTGCGCCCCTGGCACCTCGCTCAATCAAACCTCGCAACCAGCTCATCGTCGCCGACCTCCATAGGCGAAATTCAGCAGCGCGAGGCCCCCGGCAATGAGACCGAGCGGCTCCCACGCCAGCCATGCACCGGCAGCGATGAGCGCCAGGCCGGCCGCCTCCAGCACCACCGCCGCCACCCTGGCCATGGCTGCCCTCATCCTAGCGCCTCGCCAGCAGGGATGTAGATGGAGATTTCGTCATCCGAGGATGACCTGGAGCGCTCGAGGTCGCGCATCAGCCCGATCGCCATGACCATCGCGACCGCGGCATCGATGCGGGAGGCCTCATGGCCCTTCACGATGCGGATGCCGCCCATCGGCAGCTGCTTGGCGGCCGACGCCATCACGTGCGACGTCAGCGCGTGGTCGCCGGGATGCGCGAGCAGCCCAGACGTGATGAGCTCGTAGGCGGCCTGGGTCGCCGGCGCCATCCGGCTCGTTGTCTGCGGCCATTTCACCATCGGGAGCCCGCGCGCCTCGAGCTCGGCCGTCACCCATGCCAGGAACGCCGGGTCGAACGCGATGCCCCGGACATCATGCTCCTCGGCGAGCCGCTCGACGTGGGCGATGACCTCGTCCTGCGGCACCCGCCAGCCGGGGAGCGGCGAACCATCCGGCGCCAGCGGCCGCTCCCACACGCGGGGCACGATCACAAACCGGCGCTCACCATGCACCTCCTGCCATTGGCCGGCAACGACGGCGGTCGCGTCACGCTCCGTCGACGCGTCCCAGCCGACGTACGTCGGCAGCCCCGGCTGGAGCGCGCACCCGGGCACCTCGCAGGCGTCCCACTCCTCGGTGCGCACCCAGGCATCCTGCGCCGCGGTCCACTGGTTCAGATAGAGGCGCCGGAACTGCGACTCCGGGATATGCAGCTGCGAAGCGTAGAACCCCTCATCGACGATGATGCCGTAGCTCGGCGAGGCCAGCCGCCATGCCTCGGGCGAGCGGTAGTCGAGGTGCGGAGGCGCCTGCCACCAGCGGAAGTAGAAGCCGTTGTGCGGGCGAGCGCCGGCCTCGATCTCACGCCCGAGGCGGTACAGCTGGCCGCACCGGGACTCCAGGTCCCAGCCGGCGGTCGTGATGGCCAGCTGGAGCGGCTGCTCGCGGGCCGCTGACGCGGTCACCAGCGCCGCCCAGAGCTCCTCCGCCTCGCCGCGGCCCCAGGCGTGGAGCTCGTCGAGGATGACGGCGTGCGCGTTGAGCCCGTGCGCTGTGCTCCCGCGCGATGACAGCCGCTGGATGAACGAGTACGGGTCATCGCGCAGAGCGATGCGCGGCTGCGTGACCCGCGGACCGGGCAGAACGACGTGCTCGCGGAGCGGGCCGAGCTCGCACATCCGCCTCACCGCCTCGAACACACGGTCAGCCTGTCGCTCCGACGCGGCGGCGCAGTAGACCTCGGCGGCCGGCTCGCCGTCGGCCCAGGCAAGATAGCAGGCGAGCGCCGCGGCGAGTTCCGTCTTCCCCGCCTTTCGCGGCATGCCGATGAGGGCTGAACGGTACACCCGTCGGCCGGTGTCCTGGTCGACCTCGAACAGCTCGTGGAGAAGCCGCTGCTGCCACGGCATCAGTCTGAACGGCCGACCGAGCCAGCGGCCGTTGGTGAACACCAGCCACTCCTGGATCCAGCCGATGACATGCCAGCCCGTCGACCAAAACTCCCGGTCGCCGCTGCGCACACGGCGGGGCGCCGGCCGCTCAGCCATCGAGCGCCTCCAGGTCGATGATGTCAGTGGCGGCTGCGGCCTCACGGGCGAGCGCCCGGACTGACCGCTGTGCCTCGGCGCCGGTCAGCTGCAGGCGGAACCGGCCGAGCGGATGCATGCCGAACCGGTCGGCGATCTCCAGCACATATCGCTCGAGCGTCCGGACGCGCGCAGCCAGCGGGTGCGGGCGAGGAATGCCGTCCGGGCCCACTACGAGCGGCTCGGCGCGGAGGGCAGCCCGCGCCCGTTCCAGCTCATCGAGCGCCATGGCCCACTCACGGAGCAGCACGAGGTCGGCGGACTCGTCCACAGCGAGCGACGCGTCACTCTCCCAGAACCGGCGCCAGGCGGCCCGTGCTGACCGGCCGAGCCCGGCCGGGGCTGGCGGCGGACGCCAGCCTTCTGGCCGTGTCCTCGGCTCGAGCCGGCGGGCGAGCCGGCCGGTTTTCCGAACCACGAGAGATTTCGGAGATTTCTGGCGGGTTCCCACCATCTCACGTCACCTGCCGGGCTCCCCGGATGAGTCATCGTGACCGCGCGAAAAATCGACGGCCCCGCCGCGGGTCTGGAGCCGCCCCGGGGGACTTCCCCCTGCCCCCCGTCGGCCGCCGAGCTGGCGGTGACAGGCCGGGTGCAGCGCCCGCAAGTTGGACAGGTCCGACGTCCCGCCGCGCGCCACCGGCACGATGTGGTCCACCTCCCACCGTTCTCCGAGGGGCCAGCCGCAGAGCGCACAGCGGCCATCCTGGCGGCTGTAGACCGCTCGCCGCAGCGCATCCCACCGGCCGCCGGAGCCGATCGCTGCGCGCCGCGCCGCTGCGTGCCGCCATCCGTACCGAGCAGCCACCGCAGCCAGCCGGCGCGCCTGCGCCTCCCGTTCGTGCGCCGGGCAGTAGCTGCGCTCCGACAGCCGGCCGCACTCCAGGCATGTCAGCATTGGTCGCCTCCGCGCCGGGCGGCCAGCTCAGCCACCGCCTGCCGCCAGTAGTGAGTCGCCAGCGCCGTCTCCTCGAGCGAGTCGATGGCGGCCTGGCGGTCAGTCACGCGCAGCCGGTACTGGTGCCCGGCCTCGACCTGCAGACCTGGCCGTCCTGACGCCAGCGACAGGATGGTCCGCACACGTTTCCGCACCGTCTCTGGCTGGTCGAGCACCCGGCTGAGCAGCACCCACCGGTTGAGCGGCACACGCTCCACGAGCTCGACGGCGGCGAGGTAGGCATCTGCCAGCCGCCCAGCCGTGTGGCGCATCCACGGCGTCTGGATCTCGCCGACCGCCTGGCGCGCCGTCACCTGCTCGCGAGACGTCGCCCGCCAGAAATGGCGGCCGCAGAGGCCCTCGTGCTCGCCCGGCCGCTGGCACCCCGGCATCGAGCACGGGCCGGCAGGAGCCGGCTCGATGCGGCGCGGACCGAGCGTGTCCCAGCCGTCGACCAGGTGCACATCCCGTCGGCCGACGTCAATCCACATCGCGCCGCCTCCATGCTGCCAGCGCGTCCTCGAACCCATCCCAGTCTGCCGGGTCGGCGTCGAGCCGCAGCGCCGGCAGGCCCACCGGCACCTCGCGCTCGAGCGTCAGCACCAGCTCCTGCCGGTCGCGGGTGCCGCTGGCCCGCAGACGCGCGATGCGCCAGCCGGCGTAGGTCGCTGCCAGCCAGCCCCAGTCGATGGTCACTCGATCACCTCCAGCTGCACCAGCACGCCCGGGCCAGCATCCCGGTCGCACCGGATGGATCCAATCTCCAGCCACCGCCATGAGTCGTCGACGATGACACCTGCGTCGACGAGCCCGTCGAGCAGCGGCTTGCACGCCGCGAGCGCGTTGTCCGGGTCGCCGGGGCGGTAGTGTCCATCGGCGCCCCCGCGCAGCCGGAACGTCAGCGACATCCGCACCGGGCGGTCTCCCCGCCAGCCGAATCGCGCGGCAGCCTGGCGTGCGATGACGCCGACGGCCGCCCGGTAGCCGCCGATGGCGCGCATCCTCGCCAGCCGCGATGAGTGGTTGTTGGGGCTCGCCTCACGCGGCGGCAGGGGCAGCTCGAGCTCCAGCACGTCAGCCATCCATGTGCTCCACCAGCAGGTTGTCGAGCGCGTCGCAGAGCGCGCGCGCCTGGCGCGCAGTCAGCCACGCGACCGTGATGCAGAGCGGGCCGAACCGCTTGGCGTCCGGCGCCGGGTAGAGCCGCAGCCGCACACGCGGGCGGCCCACCTCGTCCCGGACCGGCTCGCAGCGGAGGACGGCGCCGCCATCGAGCCGCACCTCCTCGACCGGCACCGTCACAGGCGCGGCGCTCATGCGGCACCTCCCCAACTGCGCCTCACCCTGAAAGGTTGCGGCCCGAACCTTTCGTCCCGCCGCTCAGCATGGCAACAACCCTTCATGCGCCCGTCCCTCCTCGCGGCGTCATCCTCCGGTCGGGCCCTGACACCTGCACCACGACCGAGGACGCGGTGTCGACCAGGCGCGACCTGACCCGCGGCGCCAGCTCCTGCAGCGTCAGGTTCGTGGTCACGACCATCGCGGCGCTGTCGCGGTAGCGGGCGTCGATGAGGCCGAACAGGCGTTCCTCGGCCCACTCGGTGCCGCGGTGGGCGCCGAGGTCATCGAGCACCAGCAGCGGCACGCGCAGCATCTGCTCCTGCACGTCGTCGAGCGACTCGGTCGCTCGGTCTGGGTCGGCCGTGCGGCGCAGCCTGTCCAGCAGGTCCACGACCGGCCAGAACTGCCCCTGCACGCCGTGGCGGGCCAGCACCTCGCGGAGCACGCCGCACGCGAGGTGGGTCTTGCCGACGCCGCGGTCGCCCGCGAGGAGCAGCACCGGTTTCGGCGGCGGCCACGATGCGACGTAGGCCTCGGCTGCGCGGCGCGGTCCACCATCCGGCGGCTCCCAGTTGCCGATGCGGGCGCCGGCGTAGCGCGCCGGGATGCGCAGCCGCTTTTCCGGCGCCGGCGGAGGCGCGCTGCCGCGGGCGCTCACGCCGCTGCATGCCGGGCAGAGCTCAGAGCGGCCGAACTGCGCATGCCCGACCGGCCAGCTCCGGCGGATGCGCCCGGCATCGCGGCAGACGCAGCACCGGTGACGCAGCTCCGGAGGTTCGACGTCCTCGGAGCCGCAGCCCGGGCAGACGACCGGGTCACTCCACGAGCGCTCCGATGGCCCGGAGCTGAGCGAGGATAGGATCGTCCCGAGGTGAGTCATGTCGAGCCTCCTGGATGATGCCGCGGATGGTCCGCGGGAATGGCAGCTTCTGGCGCCGCCGGCACTCGGCGATAGCCTCCGCGACCAGCTCGTGGGCGCCGGCGTAGTCGCGTCCGAGCTGCGCAGCCTCGTCGAACGTCAGCGGGTCGGCCGCGTATTTGCGCGGCAGCGCTGTGAGCACGAGGTCGCGAATCTCGCGCACCTCGGGCGGCTCGTCCGGAGCATCGAGCCAGTCATCGCTCGAGGGCGGAGACCGGTCGTCGTCAGCAGCGCGCGACGCGCGCGCCGAATGTGACGACGACGAGCGAAGCGAGGAGGAGTCACATTCCGGGATCGGGTACGGGATCGGGTACGGGTGCATGGACATGTCACGGTCATTGGTCATGGCACCCGGCATGGCACCATCTGTGGCATTTGCCATGGCATTTGCCATGCCGGTTGCCATCGCCGTGGACGTGTCAGTGCCTATAGATAAGGAATGGCTGGTGCCATGATTGGACGGTGGCTCTTGCCATCGCCGAGCGGCGCCCATGCGTCCAGCCTGCGCCCGCCTCGACCGGCGCTCATCGAGCGATGCGCGCGATGGGTTGTAGCGCAGGAAGTCGTGGATGGCCCAGCCTCCATCCACCCGCTCCCACAGGCCGGCACGCTCGAGCTCGCGCACCGCTGCCTGCGTGCCACGCAGAGCAGGCAGAATGCCAGGCTCGATGATGCCGTCCGTCTCCAGCGCAGCTGACCAGCAGATCGCATTGACGTGCAGCCGGAAGGCACGGTCAGACAGCCCGGCGATCTTCGGGTGGCACCAAAAATCATCGGAGAGCTTCGCCCACGTCATCGTCAGTTCCTCCCAAGCCAGGCGATTCCACGGAGTGTCAGCACCCCGCGGTGCCACAGGGCCGCCGGGCACACGCCCGCCGGAAACACCCTTGCTTCGTCAGGGCTCAGCGCGCCGAACGTCGCCTCGTAGGCCACCATGAACCGCCGCACGTCGGCCATGACGACCCCTGGGCGGCACAGGTAGGCGAACGGGATGCGCGGGCTCACTCGAGCAGCTCCGCGGCGTTGCGCCGCACCCAACGCTGGATCTCTGCGACCAGCACGACGTGGTCGGCGTCCGGGTTGCGCGCGAACCAGCGCGCCACGCGCTGCGACGCGGTCAGGCCCCGTGCGTCATCGCCCAGCTCTTCCTCGAGGAACGCGAGCAGCTGCGGTTTAGTCAGGTGATTGGCCCGCAGGGTCGTCGCCAGCGCCTGCCACCGCTCCGGCGTGAGCTCGTCCGGGCGGTCAGCCGGCGCCGGCACGGCATCGCGGCGCCCAGGCTGCGCCTGCTCCCGGTGCTCGACGACCTCCCCGGTGATCTCACCGGTCTCGCGGTCGACAGCAGCCGGCCGCGCCCCGGGCACGCTCTCCGCCTCGCTCTCGTCGAGCCAGCCGAGGCCGACGAGCGATAGGGTCGCCCGCCTCTTGGCCTTGGTTTCGGCTTTCATTAGGGC